CACCAGCGAATATATAGAATTCCCAGGCCTTTTTGCCATCTTTTAGTTTATATGAGCTAATTGATGCCATGATATCGCACTCCTTTTGAACTCTTAGAGCTTGTAATTCAAACGTATGTTCGTTATGTCCTTAAAATAAAAGCCTCATTAAAAACAAGGCTCCGTTGGTTCTAAATGGATAGATTCTTTTGGTAGACCGTTTGCAACTTTTATATTATGATTGCATGGAAAGGTGGTGGCATGATGAAGGCTTTCAAAATCCAAGACGCGGTTAAACTTTATTCGTCGCTTAAAAAAACTTACGAACGTGAAGACTCTAAAATTCAGAAAATGCAAGAAGAGATTGATCGTGAAATGAAGAAAGCTTCTCTGACCACCAAACCAAGTGCGGAACACCAAGGACCTAAACGACATTTAAAAATACATAGAGATAGGCCGAATTCTTAAAGAATCCTCTTTTTGTGAAATGCCAAAGTTAGTCAATGCGATTGATGACAAGTAACTTGCAATCGCACCAATATCACGGGGTGCCAATTGAGAATTTGTAAGAGTTTGGTGTTTCCAATTTGTATTATCTGATTTGTTTTCCACGATTCCCATTATATAAAGGGTTCGTGGATTTTTTTGTAGCATTTGAAGTTGTGATGGGCTTAATCTAAAAAGAGACTTTTGTGCAAAAACAACGGTTTGCTCAGTGGAAACAATGACACTATTCGGCATACTTTTTGAAAAGAAGTTCACCATTGCATAAACACTTCTAAAATTCTCTTGCGAGCTTTTGTCCTCTGTTATCTTTTGTTCTGCTTTTTGGATTTTCTTCTTCATGTCATCTATTTGCATTTTCGCGTTGCTGGCATTCCTTGTCCTTGCTTGGATAACTCTCAGCTGTTTTTTGTAACCATCTAACTTTTCTTCTGAAACATTATCTGTAGACAATCTCAGCACTGGATCAATAATTTCAGGGTTGGTACCGGCTTCAAGAGAATCGAAGTCGTATAAGGAAAAGCTATCTTTGTAAAGTACCAAGTCTCCTGGTTCCGCATTCTCAACAGGAACAAATTGTTTTTTTAGATAGCCTTCAAGGATCTCGACCCCGTAATCACCGTATACTATATTCTCTGAATACTGATGCCTATTATGTGTTGAACTTTCGTCTGCCATAGAGTGGCTATCTTCGGCCGATCCTGAACCATTTGCTATCCCTGGGACTCCGCCGCTAATTTTTGCGGATTTTCTTCCACCTTTAGTTGCGACCTGAGTCAGTATGGAGGTTTTCTCATTCATACGCGTAGTCAGGGTGCTCAAGCCTTCGTCAAACTGGGCTAATAAGGAATTCATTAAGTCGGTGTCAACATAGATATACTCTCTCAGTTTCTTTTCGGCTTCAGCCTCATCATGCAGATTATGGTCTTCCATTTTATTCTCCTTCAAATAGTTTAATTTTTAGTTTTGCTTCATCGCCCACGCAGCCTTCCGCGGAAGGCTATTTCTTTGTCTGAAAACTAGCCCCCCTTTATGAAGTCGTATTATTGCATCTTTCTAACCATCATCATGAGCACGCCGATAATGATGAAAACGGCTGCCAACCAGAGGCTGCTGCCGGGTTTGTCTGGGTCAATGAGCCAATATACCCAACGGTGTTTGTGGCCAAATAAGGCTAAGTAGACGCCTATAAGAACAATGATGAGGCCAATGAAGTGTGCCTCACTTAATGTAACTGGACCATTCATAAGTGCATCTCCAAGAACTGAGCTTAGATTTCGTTTAGCTTGCTGAACTCGATGTCATTGTTGTATCTGATCTTGACGGTTAGTGGGTTGCAACGGATGATGACGGGTCGATCATACTGTAACGATTTTTGAAAAGAATTGAGGCTTTCCGTAAAGCTTGGTATGGCCTCCTCAGCGGTCAATACAACGGCCTTTGCACGCAATAGCAACGATGAGTGGTGTAGCTCATTGAAGCAGTAAACAGCCACCACAGGCTTCTCTAGGACGTTTTGAATGGTAGTAGTGTCGCGATCAGTGTAAAAAAGGATTTCTTTCAGCGATCGGTGTGATTTAAGTGGTGTTAGCGAAACTATATTAGGAAAACCGGTATCGGTATCAAGCGTAGCTACCTGCATAACGGTACACTCTCTTAACAGTATATCGGCCTGCCTGATCGTAGAATTTGCCATAAGTAATACTCCTATCTTAACTATTAATTTGATACGAGTAGCTATGTTTTTAACCGTTGATGGTGAATCAAATTCATTTTTGCTATAATTAGATGAATATTGTTCATTAGCGACTAGAAGGGCAGTGACTAAAATGGAAAATCGTGTTGAGATAAAAGAAGGACATGTTTTTGTAAATGGAACCGAAATTAACCTGGTCAATGATATACAGCTTCATCCTGCGCTGAACGACACAACGCAAGTTCAACTGAGTTTTAAAGCTACGAGCCTGGATGTAGTTTATCCCGGATCTCGGCGGTGATGACGTTCTGAATGATTAGTACGAAATTCTTTATGATATAATCAGTGAAAGATAACTAGACATTCACATAGAGGAGCGATGATGATGAATGAAGACAAGCTAGGTTATAGTTATTCATATGATTTGAAAGATGGAATTGTCAAGGTGAAGGATTTTGTGAAATATTTAGAATCTTTACCCAGTGATTCCACAATCAGAATTCAGGGTATTTCAGATGATCGTCCGGCTGTTATTGATGACAATGTCTATTTTGAAAAAAGTAGTGGGCAATTGGTTATCCAACCTGATTCATTATCTATATGATCACCAAAAAACTCTGTGGTGGATATCCATGATTATTTTGAAGCTTCGATTGAATTCTACGTCTAGTTCTTTATCCTTATGTACCACTTGTATAGCTGACAGAGTGTAAAGTTTTCCTACAAGAACTGCGAGCTCATGCTCTTTTTTGTTGCTAATAATTGCCTCATAGTTATCCGTGGCAATCGCATCCTGATAATTTGAGATGGGACAGTACCCATCGTCGTCAATCCAGCTAATTTGGAAAAACTTGACGACTTGGTAAACATTCTTAATTACTTCTTCGCAAAGACCCTTTGTTGGGATTAAAGTCCCGTGAATAACTCTGTTGCGTTTTTCTGTGGAATCGTACATTTTGTTCAACATAGGAATTGCTGATTCTCCAAATAGTAGTAGGGAAATCGTTGCAAACGAAGCAATAGATCTTTCTGAATACTTGATAGCGTGTGATTTATCAATGATTTTGTCCATTGGTTTGTGGTTGTTTGTTGACCAAAAGTAAGCTTTGATAGCTGTGTTTCTGAATTTTTCCAAGCTCGTAACTGCGCTTAGATAGCACTCATAGTATTCTTCATCATCATACGCTCGTAAAGCATTTTCAAATATCGGAACATACAGAGGGGTGCGTAATACTGCATGAAATGTATGACCCCTAGGACATATAAATTTCAGTGATTCGTCATCAGTTACTTCCGCGACAGCACTAGATTTATAATCGCGGCATTCGGCACACATTGTTTCAATTTTCGTGTCAGACATCTCCTTACATTGTACTGACCGTGTTTACTTGGTTTGCTTATTAGCCCTCGCCACCGGGGCTATTTTTGTGCCCAGCAAAAGAGGCTGGGACATAATTCCTAGCCTCAAAATAAAAACGATCGAACACCCAAATTATCTTTGGAATGTTCGGTCGTTTTTCATTTACTCGTCGTTTTATCACTTGACCGCTTTTTTGGGCACACAAACAGAACTGCCAGCTTATTAAGCTTGCCATCAGTTCTGGTGATTGTGCGGTGAGCTTTGCTAGTTTACCTAAGTTACCAGCCATTAGTGCGATGCCAACCTCGTTCGTGACTGCTGTCAGGCCGCGTACGGAAACCCGGTGAAACTTCAAGTTAGCCTTTAGATGACCGAAGACCGGTTCGTCTTCAATCTTGCGTTGCGCGAAAATGGCTTTAGTTTTTTCCTCATCCAATTGCGAACGCATGAAGGTCTTCTGCGCTTCCCAATGCGGATTGATACTGATCTGTCGCAGTCTTCCGGAGGGTGTTGTACTCCAGTGATAGCCTTCAGGGTCATCACGTTGTTCCGCCTGGTAGACCCTAAAGTGGCGGTGATTACCAGCTTTATCTTTGCGATCGTATTCGTTTTTGTAATGGAAGTGAATCCCGTGGTTATCTGTGTAGCGATCTAGCGCTTTTTCATACAACCAGTTTTGCCGCTTACTCATATCTTCACGGTAACGGCGCGAGAGTTCCTTGAGATACATGGTGTAAGGGATCAGTGGGATTGAAAAGCAAACCTTCATGATGTGATCGTAGTTAGGTTCACTACCGTATCCTGCATCCGCCACGATGTAGACAAAGTGTCGATCAATCTTTTGGAGAAATGGTATGAGCGTCCGCTGATCGGTTGGTCGCTGATTGACATCGTAATATAAGACGAATTGGTGTTGCGTTCCAATCTGAACGTTGTATCCAGGCTTCAGCTGGCCGTTCATCATCGGGTCTTCTTTCATGCGCATGAAGGTCGCATCCGGATCGGTTTTGGAGTAACTGTTGCGATCACCAAACTGGGCATGTGCTTCCTGATAGCGTTGCTTGCGGGGGATCAAATCATTTTGCAGGAGGTGGGTGTATTTTTTCAGCTGACGGCGGCGACGTTTGTTAGCTGAACCGCCGGGCTTTACCTTCTCGGTCGCAATGGTCTGATCAAGCTGGTCTACTTGTTTCACCAACTCAATATTGACGGCTTCGAGCTGCTGTAGGATATCGGGTTGGTTCAAAACATCAACGCCAATGGTGCCATCACTAACCAAGTCTTGGAAGAGTGCTTCAGCTTTGGCATCTAGACGCGGTTCAAACCGTTCAACACTTTTGCGCCAAACGAAGGAATATTTGTTGGCATCGGCTAATAGTTTGGTGCCATCAATGTACAGGGCGGTATCATCAATTAGCGCTAAGTGATCAAGGAGTTGGCGGAACTTCAGATACATGAGTTCAATGAGCTTGTTGGTGCTTGGTGCTGAGCGAAACCTTGTAATGGTGCGGGCACTAGGAACGACATCAAGATCACCAATCAACCATTTCATTGGAATGTTTTCCAGCGCCATCTGATGCAACCCGCGCCCAGAAACCGTGTGACGCAGATAGCCAAACAGGATCAGTTTGAGCAACATGCGCGGGTCATAGGCATGCGGACCGCGCAGTGAGGTGCCATCTTTGGGCAGGTACTCAGTGGGCAAAGCATCCACAAACAGCTGAATCACGCGGACAATGTGATTAGCGGGCACATTTAATTCAACTGGGAGTGACAATGAGGTTTGATTCTTGTTATACTGTTTATACACAGAAATCGCCGGCTTTCTTATTCTTTTTCGTCGAAGTTAAGCATAGCAGAGGTTGATCTCTGTGCCTACATAAAAAGGCCCTGAAATTCCGAATTGTTCGGAATTCCAGGGCCTTTTATTTTGAGGTTGGAATTATGACCCAGCCTCCTGTAAAAGGGCTATTTCATATTGGACTGGGTTTTCCCGCTTAAAGCATCATTTGTAAAGGTCACGTTGAAGTTGGAACCCAGATCACCTTTTACACCAGATGTATAACCGGCCACAACATTCTTTTGACCGCCGATAAGGCTTTCATTGTAGTAGTCGGGTTGTCCCCATTTTGAGGTGAAGTCAGCGTATTTTGTACCGTCCTGGAACGCGTTGAAATCTGCCAAAGTAATCTTTTGCTTGCGGCCTAACTTGAAGCCAGTAAGATTCTTGCTGAACGCATTTCCGTCGGTAAAGGAAACAATTACGTTAGCTCCCCAGCCACCCTCAACATTAGTCCACGTTACAAGATCAGTCTTAACTCCATTTGTGGTACTGCTCGAAGTAGAGGACGGGTTCCCAAACTGAGCTTTTAAATCATCTAATTTGGCACCACCATTGCCGTTTTGCATCAAATCACCCAATTTGATGCTGTCAAAGTCTGCGCGAGTAATCTTACCGCTTTCCTTTTTTGATGTACTTGCGGACGTTTTATCCGTCTTGCTAACTGCGGTTTTTCCCGTGGATTCGCTGCTTGATTTGCCCTTATTGTTGAGGCCACCGCCAATTGCTGCTACAACAACAATAACTAATATCCAAAACCAAACACGTTTGTAAAAAGGCTTCTTCACCTTGTATTGCTTGCCGTCAGCATCCATTACCTTTTTTGCCATTTTGTTTTCCTCCATAAATAATTTTCAGCTTTTAACGTCTTCCGTATCTGGACTAACAATTAATTAATGTAAAATTCCTTTATTGCTTCTAAAGCAGTGTCTTCCATTGGCGTAGGAATGTCAAAAGCTTCCATAAATTGATTTAGATTAGCATCTTCTTTATCAATATCAGCAAAGTATAAGGGAACGAGAATCTGAATTCCTCCTATGTTAGCTTCACCCTCAATGCTGTTCTTTGACGCCGAATAAAAGTATAAGCAAGCTGGGTCTTGATGTAGAACGTGCATTATTTCGTGCGCAGCCTGATATGGCAATTGCTTCGGCTTATGCCAGTTCATGTTAATCGCAATCCAACGTGTTTCAGGATTAGAAACTGACGGAGTGTACGGCTTCAGCTGATATGTCAGCTCAGCCCCAACTCCACGGTCAAATCCGTAGTTTAAAACCTCTCTCAGCATGTCACTAGTAAAATCAGTCATCATGTTTGCCACCTCGAAGAAGTCTCTTGATTATCTCAAGATCTTCAGGCGGAATGGGGCGACCTTCAAAAGTCATGATGGTGTCATTTTTTGAATCTGATATGTCAATTTGCTCCGGCTTTGAGCGAACATCAGTAACCCCAAGCAAAAAGTCGGTAGAAACATTAAAGTAACTGGCTAGTTTCTTAATAGAATCTTGGTCAGGAGTTCTTTCGTTCTTTTCATATAAAGAAACAGACGCTTTGCTGACATTTATAATTTTTCCGACATCAGATTGGGTCATCTTCTTTTCGTTCCTAAGTTCTTTTAGTCTTTCTCCGAAGCTCATCATATCACCTCATAGGAATAGAATAGTGTATACAAATTGTAAACTCAACAAAGTTTAAAAAAAGTTGACTTTTCCGTTGACAGTTTACTAATTGTAGATTATAGTGTTTACATAAAGTTGATTAGGAGGTGATCATTTGAATGAAAAGCTGAAAGAACGCCGCAAGGAATTTCATCTTACAATGCAAGACATTTCAGATATGATTGGCATCAGTAAAGGATATTATTCATTGATAGAACGTGGAGAACGCCGCGTTAGCTATGAATTGGCATTCAAAATTGCTACGGCCTTAAAAACGAAGCCTGATCTTATTTTTTTGGAATATCAGTCAACTTTAAGTAAACACATTCCCGCCCAGCGAGAGGAGGCAGTCAAATGAACGAGGAAGTCAAGATCCCTGAGCTAAAAATTCACGCAAGTGTGGGTAATACAAAAGAATTGAAAGAGCTGCTATCGGAATTAGCAGCTCTCGAAGAAAACTATGAAATTGTAATCAATGTCGATTATTTGCCAGAATCAACGCTTGCAACAGCATTATAGAAGCTCCTGTAAGCATCCATAACGCCGTTTTTGTCGAGATCGGTGTGGGTGTGCTTGTTATCCATCTGGTGGTTCAGATGGTCCAGATATGCTTCCGTTAGTTTCATAGCAATTTCCTTGTCGGTCAAGGTAATCACCTCCCTTCAATGCAATTATCGCACTTGGCAGGAGGCAATCACCGATGTAGTGAGCACATCCATTTAAATAGTTGTTGCAGTACAAACAGCCAAAAAACGGCGTTCTCAGTATTTTCCTTAACATCTTTTGATTTGTCCCAGAACCAAATTACCCATTCCTTTGTTTGGAGGACAAAAAGTTGAAGCTTAGCATGCTCACGATGTATATATACATTTTCACCAAGCGATCCTTCATCAATGCCTGTTGTGTATTCGGGTTTATCTACTTTATTTTCCAGAATATTCCAATTGATTTCACTCGCACCGTTGCTGAGACTTTGGGCTGCACCTATAGCATCATTCAATTGTTGGTCCCCAGCGAGAGGAAACGCTTGCTTCAAGTCGAGAGAAAACTGTTTAACAAAGTCATCAGACGCAAGCATTGATAAAGAATGAACCTGAGCACTAGAAATATAGTTCATATCAGCAAGTAACCTGTTTAGATAGTTTGCTGATGGCGCAAGTACTATATCGGAATTTTCGATCTCCGTGATGACTGCTTTCCAAGTGGCGTTTATATTAGGTAATTTCGTGGGAACAACCATTGCAGTTGATGCTATTGACTTTATCGGAAACACCCGCACGGCTCTTTCGGCCATTGCAATTGTGCTTTCCATTTTCTGAATGCTTAGTGAATAAGCTGAAAACACAGAAGACGGATTATTTACCGCAGACAGTACTCTATCAACATTGAATTGCTCACTCATTTTTCCACCTCGTTGTAAGGCGGGAAGTCGAAGAAGTCGCGGACGGAGATGCCTAGGACGTTGCAGAGAGAGTGCAACAAGTCAACTCGGGGAACCGTCTTCCGATAGATAAAGGAACTGACAGTTGACTGGCTTACCCCGGCAAGATTAGCGACACGATTTACCGTTAGATTACGTTCGCGCATAAGTTCGTAAAGGCGATTGATGATAAGTTCTGCTTCTGACAAAATATCAGCTCCTAACGTATATGCGTTAAGCGTAAATCAATTAAATGTAAAAATGTTACGCATGAGCGTTGACAAAATACGCCCATGCGTTATAATCAAAATATAGTTACGCACATGCGTTAACTTGGGAGGTGAATTCTTTGACAATTGGTCAAAAAGTAAAGCAGGAAAGGGAACGCCACGGATGGTCTCAAGCACATTTATCTGATGTCTCCGGAGTTCCTCAGACCACAATTAGCACGATTGAAAGCAGAACTAAACGCCCAGATGCAGTCACACTAAATGACATTGCAAGAGCTTTGGGAATAACAGTCGATGCTCTGTTGAATGAGGAGGTGAAGAACTAATGGAAGCGACAAAGGAAGAACTTAAGGCGGCATTCAAAGATCTCCTTTCTGATAATGACTTTCGCCGTGAGATACGTTCAGAAATTTCTCCAGTCGGCGGTCTTAATCCAGAAGCAAAAGCCTTCAAGGCAGAAGTTAAAGACGAACTGCGAAAAAGGTATGAACAACGTTTCGGGAAGGAGACATATGGCAGCTACAAACTGGTAGAAGCTTTCAATACATTGCTTAGGTATCATTTTGATCTTCGGAACGTCTCATCGTTATCTGACGATCAAGTGCCACAAGCACGTGAATTGTTCCATGAATACACACAATTGCTTGATTTAAGGAGGTTCCAAAATGAATGAACTAATCAAGACCATCAGGCGTGATGATGGAACGATCGCAGTAAGCGGTCGCGAGCTGCACGATTTCTTGGAAGTAGATACGCCATATACGCAGTGGTTTGACCGCATGATTGACTATGGATTTACGGAAAACACTGACTTTAAAGGTTTATCACAAAAAAGTGAAAAACCTATTGGTGGTCGTCCACGGATTGATCACGTCATGACGCTCGACATGGCAAAGGAAGTTGCCATGATCCAACGGACAAATAAAGGTAAGCAAGCCCGCCAGTATTTCATCTCTGTGGAGAAGCGGTACAAGCAACTCGCAGCGCTGCCTCGGACTCCCGAGGAAAAGCTTGCTTTAACCATGGAAGTGGCCAATAGGAGCGCCGAGAAGGTCATGAAGCTTGACAACCGTGTCACTGATTTAGAAAAGAACGCCCCAATTGCTCCGGGAGAATATAGCTACATCAGCCGACAGGTGCGGAACGTGGTTGAGAGTTATATCAATACGCATCATCTTCGGATAACTCAGAAGCAACGTGGGCTGCTCTACAAAGATGTCAGTCGCGGTATGAACGAGTACGTCGGTATCAAGACACGAACCCAACTCCGCAAGCGAGATTTTGACAGGGCAGACGAGTTCGTCAGTAACTGGCATCCGTCAACTGCCACGATGATGCTGATTAGGGAAACACAAGACGATCAACAAAACGTCTCTGATCAACTTGCTATGGGTTAATAATAGCCCTCTATAGCATGAATCAATATCCACCAATATTTCATCTTTTAAAGGAAGTGGAACGTATGAAAGCAACAATTAGTAGCCCTTTGAATAGGTTCGCTACTAGAACCAACACGCCACAGAAGGTGATCGCTTATGCAGCAAAATTAGGGCGCTCAACGATCAATAACTATTTTCATGGAACTCCCATTAGAGCAAATGAGGCTACTGACATTGCCAATTCGATGAATGACAGCGAACTAAGCTATGAAATGGCTAACTTGTTTCTAGGAATCCCTAAACTGTTTAGCGGTGACGGAATATACCACGATTTACGAGGTCTTTTATTCACCGATAAACGAGAAGAAGACGAGGAGAAAGCTTCTTTCATCAAGTACGACATCGAGGGCCTTGCTAATGACCCCAACTTTACACGCGATGACGCTAAAAACTTGAAAGCATACGCATTCGAAAAAATGGATAGCACAGTCGCAGATCTAACCGAACTAAATGCTATTTGCGAAATGCTAGGCATCTCAATCATGGATCTTTTCAGCGAAAGGCTCCCGCATTACCAGAAACTTCATTATATGAGGAAGGATGAGCAGGCATGGAACAAGGATTCACATTGATTGATGTCGCTAAACCAAAAAAGCAGCGTAAGCCATTCAAACCCAAGGAGTGGTGGGCGCCCAAGGATGTTATGGAACATTATCAGGTTTCAGCGGCAACAGTTAGTCGCTGGAAGAAAAAAGGTGCTCCGTTTGTCGGTCCCGGTAAGACCCAGCGTGTTGAGCCAGAGAAGATGGAGCGTTGGTTTGCACGTCAGCAGGGGGTATAGGCAATGTTAGAAGCAATCATGTCAGTGCTGCTCGATCCAACATCAGCGTTTTGGAAGTATCTGCTTGTAGCTATGGCTGGCGTCATGATCGGTGCCACGGCGGTGGGCGGATGGAAGCAGTGGATTGAATAGGAGGAAAGCACATGCGAGATACAAAAGAGTATTGGCAAGACATTCACGATCAGGTCGAGAACGTGATTTATAAAGGCCACGGCGATCGCGGTTGGCTTTGGATGTTCGAACTTAGTCAACGGATGCTCAACAAATGCGCACAAAAAAATCCCGTAGCGCCAACTACGGGAAGTCAACAATATTGCAGATATTATTATGTCTCAAGTTTATCACGAAAGGCGGCAAAGTGAAATGGCTACCACGATTGTAAAGCTTGATTGGAAGGGAGATCCCATTTATTCAGGCGAAGCAGTTATCACGAATATCGGGCCTGAAGGTGACACGATCAAAGATGATCCAGATGAAATCCGCGAATATATATTGAACGAACTTGGCGGTGTGGCAATTGCCGCCGACTACTAGGAGGAATTGAAATGGCAAATGAAATTGTAGCAAGTGTCAACAACCGCATCACTGAGATGCAGAAGAATGAAGGCTTGAAACTTCCGGCGAACTATAGCCCTAGCAATGCGCTGAATTCGGCTTGGCTCACGCTATCAGATAACAGCAAAGGGCCATCGCTGTTAGATAAAACTACCCCGCAATCGCAAGCTAAAGCATTGCTTAATATGGTGATTCAGGGTCTCAGCCCAGCTAAGAATCAGGTTTACTTCATTCCTTACGGCAAAGACCTGACCCTGATGCGCTCGTACTTTGGTAGCCTGGCGATCCTAAAACGATTGGACAATGTTCAGGATGTTTGGGCCGAGGTTGTTCGGGAAGGCGATAAATTCCAAATTGGCTCTGATCGAGGCCGGACGGTCGTCAAAGTATTCGAGCCGCGTATTGAGAATCAGGACAACGCTATTGCCGCAGCATTTGCTGTCATCGTCGATAACAATGGCGTTGAGAACTTCACCATCATGACCAAGAAGCAGATTGATCAAAGCTGGAGTCATGCCAAAACCAAAAAGGTTCAGCAAGAGTTCCCCGAGGAAATGGCTAAGCGAACGGTGCTCAACCGGGCTGCCAAGTTCTTCATCAACTCAAGTTCTGACAACGACCTTTTACTTGGGGCCGTCAATGACACCACGGCCGATGAATATGACAACGCGGAACCTAAGGACGTGACACCAAACTTTGATGATCTGATTGATAGCAAGCCGAAGGAGGAGTCGAAACATGCTGCAAATGCCAAGGAAACCAAAGAGACAAAGCCAAAAGAAACCAGCCAACCAGACCGAGCTGAACATCGTCCAGTTACCGACAAAGAAGTTGCGAACCTCTTCCAGAATCAAGCTAACAAGTAGAAACTACTACACGAATCGCATGGATTGGCAGTATCAATCGCCGACATGGTTCAAAAAGTTCATGGCCTGCGAGGCCGAAGCTTTGGCCGAACTGAAGGGCGAGTGGAAGCCTAAACGCGACCCAACGGCATTGTTGGTCGGCAATTACCTTCACAGTTATTTTCAAAGCCGTTATGCACACCGCAAGTTTAAGCAGGAACACCCGGAGATCATCTCGACACGCGGCGCAACCAAAGGACAACTCAAACGCGAGTACCAAGTGGCTGACAACATGATCAAAACCCTACGCACTGATCCGATGTTCAAAGAGTTTTACCAAGGCAAGAAGGAAGTCATTGTCAAAGGTCAGATCGGCGGGGTCGCTTGGAAAGGCAAGTTGGATTGCTTAGCAGACAACCATAAGTACTTCGCTGACTTGAAGACCACGATGGACATCAACAAGCGCTTCTATCTACCAGACGAGCGGCGCTACGGCTCCTTTATCGAAGCTTATAACTACACGCTGCAGATGGCCGTCTATCATGAACTGATTCGGCAGCAATACGGTGTTGAGGCGGTGCCGGTGATCATCGCAGTTTCAAAGCAGGATCCGCCAGATAAAGCGGCGGTGTCCATACCGCAAGATTTGCTGGACTATTGGTTGGAACGAGTTAAGGAACTACAGCCACGCATTGAAGCCGTTAAGAACGGCGAAGAAGAACCAAAACGGTGTGAGCACTGTGAGTATTGCCGGGCAACTAAGCACCTGACTCAGATCATCAGCCTCTACGATCTGGTCGAGTAGGAGGTGACTCACCGCATGGATTTATTTAAGCTAATTCGAGAGTTCTACATTCAGCAAAGCGTTAATCCGCTAAGCACAGGACAGATAGCACTATGGCATGGGCTGGTTTACCAATGTAACCAGCTAGGCTGGCCAAGCGAATTCAATATGCCGAATCGAACACTCGAAACGTTGACTGGTTTAAGCCGTCAGGGCATCGTCAAAGCCCGCAACGCGCTAAAGCAGTCAGGGCTGATAGATTTTCAAACTAACGGTGTTAAGGCAACGACCTACTCAGTCATCGATATTTCACGAAAACTTAGTACGTCAGATAGTAGGCAACCTAGTGGTCAAGATGATGACAGTGTGTCAAATAGTAGGCAACACAGTAGGCAACCTAGTAGGCAACACAGTTTACAAGGTAGTTTACAACCTAGTAGGCAACACAGTAGCACATACACTAAACAAGACGAGACTAGACTAGACAAAACTAAACGACAACAGACTACTGCTCCAGTCAAGGCAGCAGAGAGGCCTGCTGAAGAACCGTCATCGTCGTCATCATCAATTCTTGATATTTGCAATTTCTGGGAAGGAAACGGGTTTGGACAACTGTCACCGTTCACCAGAGAAAGCCTTGTTGATTGGGTTGCTGACATGCGAAAAGCAGGATCACCTGAACCTGAGAAGCTAGTCCTAAATGCGCTGCGGACTGCGGTTGAAAGCAATGTCAGAAACTACAAGTACGTCAACGGCATATTGAAAAACTGGGAAAGCAAGCGTCTTCTCACGGTTGCTGCTGTCGAAGCAAACGATAGTGAACGCAAAACTAATCAGCCTCAGCGCCGTTACGGCAATCCAGTTCGAAATGAGAAACTACCAGTCTGGGCGCAGGACGGTTACAAGCCCAAGCATAAAAAAGTATCTGAGGAAGACAGAGCTAAACTAGCCGAGCAGATGGAGCAGTTAAAGGCACTTGGAAAGAAAGAGGACTCGAAATGAATAGCCTACGAATTCAAAACGGCAAAGTTTTTGTGAATGGCATTGAGGTTGGACAGGTTGAAAAGATCCACTTCAAAGCTGAGGCGAATGACCCTGTAGAGGTTGAAATGAAGTGGTTAGTTCCTGTCAGAGGCCTAGATGTTTCTGTATATCAGCCTGAACCACGCCAGCAGCAGCCTGAGTAATCGCAGAAATTGAAAACGAACCAACTTTTTTCAAAATAGACTTCACTTTATTCCAGTTGGTGTCTTCACGAATGTCCGCCAAGAACTGGTGCCCACTAGGCGTCAAGTCTTTGATTAGAAACCCTTCGTCCATAAACCAATTAACTTCAGCTAAAAGTCCTGCCCAATTTGCTTGGCGTACATGGTAAGCGATCTCTTCGTAAGAATAAGAGCTCATTCTAGGATCATCTAAAAGTGTTTTTACTTCTACCCATTGGCTGGTAGAGGCATTGGTTTCCACAACTAAAAGCACATCACGTAAACAGTCTGGATTGAGTTTCATGATTTTCAATTTCCTTTCGTTGTTAGTAAATAAAATCTCCCTCAGGGAAACCTTATACCCTGAAGGAGGAGATTCTAAAGACTGTTGAAGATTAGTTTGGCGTTGAACGCCGGTGACCGCCGACACGAGTTCCGTTTGACTTAGTGTACGGTTTTACAACAACGATCTTCTTAGTTGGGGTTCCGCGAACACTAGTTTTCGTTTTTGCCATCAATAGTCCCCCCCATCTAATTTATTACAGGTCATTACAGTAGCCTGTAAATTTAGTATATCAAAAATGCATGCGCAATACAACATGCTGTACTTAAACATATAGAGGTGACACAATATGTGGGATTCTGTTCAAAAGATTTTAGATGATCGATCAATTAGCATCCCAGAATTAGCTGATTTAGCAGGATACAACAACCCATCAACTTTATACATGATTAGATCCGGTGGCATCAAAGATCCGTCATTTTCAACGATGATACGAATTGCAGACGCTCTAGGCGTTAGCCTTGACGAACTGAGGCCTGATAAGCAAGGAGAGAAGAAAGCATGACACAAGTAACAGTCCGTTTATACAAGCAAGGCGACAAAGTGTGGCGCGACTTCAAAGCTGAATTGATTACGCGCTACGAAAATGCAGCAATGCTAGGCATTTCTGAAAGCGAAGCATTCTCAAAAATCGAAAAGCAAGCGTTCAACAACCGGATCGTTGTATCAAAGAAAGCGATTGTCGAGAAACGTGCGGTAGCCGGTGTTGATAATCGAGATATGCCTTCAGTCGCACTGATCAGCAGCATCAAGGCTGTAAACAAACGCGGGGAAGCTAACCGTAAGAAGTATGCAGTACAAGTTTCTGAGGCGGCAAGCAAGAGCAAAACACTAACAGAGGTTGCAAAACAGATCGGGAAGTCAACAACGTTCGTGAGACGAGTGGCAAGCGAGTTTGATATCAAGTTGCCCCGCCGCAACAACGGCCATGAAGAGATTGCGAGTCGTTAGATATTTAGCGAGGAATAATACAAGAAACTACAGGAGGAATCTTCAAATGCAAGCAATTAAAACGAAAATGATGGTTGGTGATCTGGTTATGGTTCCTGATCGAGTATTCATGGGCGTGCGTGATATTGGCGGTGTGGCACGAATCATCAGAATCGAGCGATACAACGCCAGAGGTGAACGTCAAGACATCAACAAGCCAGTTGCTTTTGATGGCAAGGCACCCAAAGAGCTAATCACAACGGTTGAAATGGTTGATGGCAAGCAACATCAATACTATCTGAAGGACGTGAAACCAGCGTGAACAGGATCATTATTCCATTGCCCCTCATGACTCTTAATCAGTACATCAAGGTTGAACGAGGCAATATGTTCGGCGGAGCAAAAGTCAAGAAACAAGCAACGGAAACGGTAATGTTGGCTGTTAGAAAAGCGATGAATCAGGGCGTGAAATTTCAATGGGGAAAACCTCTAAGTTTCGACTGGTACTGGTATGACAAGCGAACAGACCCGGACAACATCGCGTTTCAGCACAAGTTTATCTTCGACGGCATGCAAAAGGCTGAATTTTTAGAAAACGACAACTGGGATCACATTGTAGAACTGCGAGATCGGTTCTTTATTGACAAAGCTAATCCGAGAGTTGAAGTCGAAGAGATCGATTAAGGAGAAAAAATCATGAATAAAAAATTGACATTTACAGTAACTGTTTTAGCAGGACTTATGTTTGGGGCCGGTGCAACCACCATTGCTGACAATGTTTGGCAAGGACACCAGAACATCGTTGCCACGAAAGCAAACATTGACAAGCTAACCGCTAAGATTAATGCCTCGAAGTCTAGCCTATCTGACTTGCAACATCAGCTGTCTGACGCACAAGCACAATATGCAATGCTCCAGCAGCAATACAACAATGATATGGCTGCCAAGGACGCCCAGATTCAGCAAAAGATCATTGACTGTCAAAACGCAGTCAATCAGAAGCAAGCAGAGGTAGACGCTAAACAGCAGACTATCAATGATCTAACATCACAGCTTGCAGCGGCCAAGCAAGATAGCAATGACCTATCACAGGCAATCAAAGACGCGCAAGGTATCAAGGACTATTCTGATCAGGCTGTTAAGTCAGTTGATGCACAGTGAGGCGAAGTCATGAAAACAGGAGACGACACGTTCGATGACATCTACATCAGCAAAGAAACTGGCAAGGTTGTAGGCGTCATGTACGAAGATGAGGATTACAAACTAGTGCCAATCAAACAGGAGGACGAAAAATGAGCAAACATTATGAAGAAATGAGCCAACTGGATAGGACCGATAAAAAAATGAAATTCAAGATTGTGGGTCGCAATGGCGAAACCAAAATCAAGGAATTCAGGTCTCAGTACGAAGCAGATTTATACTGCGAGCGTCTCAACTATGAGCGGTTGGAACGCCTCGGCTTGATTGAGCACCTGAACATACCAGCAATCGAATTTGAGTAGGAGTACATCACCATGAAGACATACACCAAATCAATTACAACAGAGAACAGTTGGAGGTGACTGACAATGAGCAATGAGACGAAGCGGGAAGTGTTCGATGCATTAATGGCTGACATGTCACACGGTTCAGAACAATGGCGTGCCAGATATGACGCCGCCCTGCCAGATGAAACCGAAAAGCAGAAAAACTGCCCATATTGTCATGAAACCGACCCACAATCAAAGCATGCACATTACGGCAAAGCCATGTCAGACAAGACAGAATATTTCGACTTCGTTCGCAAAACGAAGCTATATAGGCGTGTGAAGGCACGAATCAAATCACCAGAAAACCAGCACCCAAAGTTGTGTGTCACACAAATGAACCGGTTCAGAGAAGTATCAGTCGTTTTGGATAAGGAAATAAACTATTGCCCAATTTGCGGGAGGAAATTATGAAAAAGACGAAGCGGGACGTGTTTGTAGATGCCGTTGACGCATTAGCTGATGCACAGGCAAGCAGTGACAATAATGTTGGACTTGGGCACCAAGATGCAGATTTATTCATGGCTGAATATAATGCCGCCTTGCCAGATGATCTGCCGGTTATTCCGAAAGCGGTAGGAGAGTATCTAAAGAGATACAAACTGATGTTCACATTATTCGGTTTTCTGAGAGATGCCGTCAGTCGCATTGATACGCCGCTCGATGACCTAAACCAGACGAAGTATCACTGGATCGCTAACAATCAGAACACATTCGCCCGTGCATGGGTGCTAGGTGTCTGGCGCGTTGAGGAAACCGGCGAAATCGTGAAATTGGAGGCGGAGAAATGAAACGAGAGATTAAGTTCAGAGCGTGGAACAAAAAAGACAAAGTGATGGTTGATGTTGCCGCTATGAATTTGGGTCCAAGCGGATTATGGAGCCTTATCGAATATGCCTATGATGCGGAACTACAACTTGCAGATAACTATGAGTTAATGCAATATACCGGTTTGAAAGATAAGAACGGGCGGGAAATCTACGAAGGCGATATCGTGCGCACCGGTGAGGACAATATTGGCGATCCTGATCCGACGATTGGACAAGTGATCATGCGGGAAGGATCATGGCTAATAGAAAATGAGAAAAAGCAAGAGGAAATTGGCCTTTTTAGCGAGATTACAAGTCGTGAGGTCATCGGCAACATCTTTGAAGACAATCAGCTACTGGAGGGAAAGTAATGATTGCCGTCATGCTGCTAATCTCAGGTGCTGCAATATGGCCGTGGGCTAACTGGGAAAGAGGGAAATAAATGAAATCAAAAAGTAATCGCGTGTTTCAAAATAATGTTCGCAAGAATATCAGCGATAACCACATGCTACAGAAGGATTACGCAAAAAGCATCGGCATTACGACACGTCAACTGGCGCATCTGCTTCAAGACAACAACGTTAGCTTGGCAAAACTTGATGACTTCGCTGAACGCGCTGGGCTTGATCCGTGGGAACTCATCCGGCCTCCTGAAAGCAAATAAAAAAGCGCACCATCGCGGCACGCTTATCCCCCAAACTTTTACAAAATTAATTATACCATAAGGAGTGGCGCTTGTGATGGAGCTTTTATCAATTAGCGATGAAAAGGATCGGGAAGCAGTCGAAAATATCCTAAATAAATACCGAGCAGAGCGTGGATTCATAAAGGCGCCAGTCAATCCAAAGATCACTAGTGCATGGGGAGACGGAACTTCTGCCAGCACTGTTCAGCGTCCGCTGTATGCACAGCAGCGTTTGGAAAGACAAGAATCGGCACGTAAGTTCTGTGAATGGTGCGACAGTTGTATTGCATCAATGCCGAAACAATCACATCAGCGTTTATTAAGGGTGCGCTATTGCGATGGGCCAGAAACAGATACGCCAGACGGTGATGCAATGAATATTCTCGATATATCTGCAGCAACCTACACACGCAGAAAGAAAAATGCGTTGTTAGCAGCGGCCTGGTACTTTGGCGTCACACCCAGAAAAAGTAGTGAGCAATAAATGATCGATGAATGAGGACTATTTGAGGACTAATTGATTGATAAATGAGTGGCGAACTAAAAACGGAATCCCTTATGATTGTATTGTGCCAAAGGTGAGAAACCTGAGACACCGCATTTTTCCTCCGAGCCTCAGTGATGATAAAGCTGTGGCAAGGCGTGGCAATGAGGACTGGCTGAGATAGTCAGGCGGGTTCGATTCCTGCATGCCACATTGTCCAGTTTAGCGACCGGACACAGCTTGCGATGACCCTAGCTGACAATGGGCGAGCGAGCAGCAGACATGAAGCACAGATATCACCTCAATGTAGTATTCCAGTTTACGCTGGGGTACTATTTTTGTGAGGTGATACGAAATGGACAAGAAAGCGGAAATTCGGGCCATGATTGAGCATCCAGAATATCTTTTGCATGCTGAGAAAATGAGCTTGGATAAGAGAATAGAGCAGAAAAAGCTTGATAGTAAGGATGTGAGGTCAGCAGTGGTCGATACTGCCAAGTCGAAAGGAAAGCAGCTGGCGGTAGACGTCTTAAACGGCAAATGGGGAGATCTGATCCTTGATCTTGTGGATACGGGGGATCATTTAAAAGACCGTTTGGATGACATGAAGAAGACTTTGCTTTTGGCAGAATATCTACAAAAGACCGATGATCAAGAGCAGGGCCTTCACAGGTTGAGTTCTCTCCTCACAAATCCGTACGGACTGAGTATCTATTCGAAAATAGTCTCCCTACTGTCAGATGCTCCATCAGATGATGATATGTTGGATATTATGTCTGATTATCTGGGTAATCTTGCAAATGAAAAAGATTGGGGAAGCACTTTTTCTAAGAACAAGAGCATTTTGAATTTAATAGACAGAAGTTCTCCGCTAGCTCTAACTCTGCTTCGGAATTCAGACCATTGGCCGTTAGTTCCAGGACCAAAAGCATTCATTGCTGTAGATGGTAGAGTGCAGGGAGACAATACTGGATGGGTAGCAACCGCATTTAGCAAAGTGCCAGTTTTTTCTAACATTGAGAAGACAAGCATCCAGATGGCAATCGTTGATTTAGAATCAAATAAGTTAGCTGAATTTATTTCGGGAACGCTGAATCCACCATACGCTAATCCCAATAATCCTTCAGAGTTAATTTATGCTGAACGTCCGACCGATGCTGGGAATATGCTTAAGGCAGCCGTTTCGAAATCTAGTGCTACAAACCAAGAGAGCTAATATGACGCTTTGGCATCTTTTTATTTACTAAAGCACTCCGCCAAACGGTGAGGTGCTATTTTTGTGCAACAAAAAGGCCCTCTGAGCGATTAACTGAGGGCCTAGCTACCGGTGTTTACTGAGGTGAAACAACGGTACCGAAAAAGAGTATAACACATGTAGCAATAAATCGGATTAAAAAAGCCCTCAGAGACCAGTCCAAGGGCCAAAAGAATGAAAAAACGGAATACTTGTGTGAGCAGCAGCGGTTGACTTGGAGGAGAAAGGCCACTGCTCACATATATATATTAGCACATTCCTTATAGAAGATACTAAAATAGCCCTCGGTTGGGGGCCGAGAGCCTAAAGAAAGGGTATTACAAAGGAGTGAAAATGAGTATCTGTTGGGAACAATTTAATTCTAACTCATCGAAATTTTTTAAGCAACAAAAAAGCTTTCGGGGCCTAATCCGAGGGCTTAAGAACTCGGGAAGTTCTTCATGAGAATGTGAGCAGCGTCATCAAACTGCTCACGGACATTATATTTTCGGAGGCGAGTAGATGCAATGGACAGATGAACAAATTAGTGACATTAGGAAGCTCGCCTCTGAAGGCTTTACCAGACGAGAGACGGCAGACAAGCTCGGGATTAGCTACGACGCGTTGCAGGGAAAAGCAAAACGGCTTGGAATCGAGTTCAAAAAACCAGTCAAGAATGAATACGATTCAGCAAAAACAGATAGAAAGAGCCAACCAGCTGACAGAAAAGTGGCTCTTAATGCTGATGGTAGTCAAACAGTAACGGCCTTAATGAGACTCAAGCATGAGCCAAATAAAGACCCACGAACTTTGATGGAGTTGTGTGGATACGATCCTGATAAGTTCGAGATGGTATTAGGCGACTACAAAGTGTATGAGCAGCATAGTACTGAAGACGGCACAGTTCCGCAGTACAGCATTCATATTC